CAGCAAGATAACGAATTACTATTTTACAATCAGCGCCAGGATAGTTTGCAGCAGCGGCTGCTTTATCATATCCTTTCAGAGTTTCTATTGATGCCCACACTGATGAATATAAATTCCAAGTTATAACCGGCGCTCCGAATTTGTCTTTAGTTATAACAGGTACTTCTATTCTAATGTTATGTCTCAATTGACCGATTATCATAGTCTAGCAATCCTGTAATTTTCTATAAGATTGTCAACTAAACTTTCAGTCAAGTCATATTTAGTTTCACGGTAAGCAATACCAATTGCTTCTCTGGATTCGTATAGATTTGCGATATTCAGCAACATCCACTGCTTAATAGCAGCTGGTACATTTAAACTTGTGTCAGGATCAATAGGACCATAACCACAATTAAAGTTTATAGTCACTACAGCCGAATCGTTTAAAACAGTAGGCCAAGTAGTTCCGTAAGCCGGTTGAACATACCCAGGTTCAGCTTTAGATACTACTTTGTAAAGCGAAGGATCTAAAGTTTGTTCATCGCCATTTGAATCAATGTATATAATTGAGTTTACTGTTTGAAGCGGTGGTTTAGGAAGAATTATTCTGTTGCCAAAAGAACCACCTTGACTAGCAAAGTTCCAATTATTACTAGGAAAAGCATCTAAGGTTAAATCCCAAGATTGAGTTACTAAAGCGCGTCTTGTTATTGATTCAGCACGTTCCCGAACAGCCTGAATAAACAACTCAATTTCAGTAGCTTCCGAGCTTAGATCCGTAACACGAATTTGACGCTCAACATCACTCAAAGTAATTGGTTCTTGCCCAGGCTGTTCGGTACAAGTAAGAATCATTGAAACATCCCTGTTGCTGTAGTAATTGATGCGGAAGAATAAGCTCTCATGCAAGCACTTGTTACAGTAGGCGATTGCGACTTAGGCGCGTTCTGCCATTGAAAAAATTCAGGTTTGTCAGTAGTAACTGGATATACAGCCGATTCGACACCATTAATAAAATACTTGAACGCTACAGCAGCGTTGTTAACGGTAGCTTTAAGCAGCCAAGCCATTTTACTTGTGGTAGCAAAACAATAAAAACCCTTAGTTCCTAAACTAACAGATTGGATAGACCCGTAAGCCGGTCCTTGAATCTTCTGACCGTCACCGTCCCTACTTTGTGTCGTATCAGCGATAGCATAATTAGCGCCGACGATCAAGGTAGTTATAATTAAAAAACATTTAAAAAGTGTTTTCACACAAACCTCCTTTACTTCAGTGCGCCCCATGCAGCGGGAGCCTGAAGACTAATTTTTACTTCCTCGACAGGTTGAGTCTGAACCGGCGAAGCAGGAGGGGCTACAGGCGGCTTTTGAGCGTCAACCTGAACCTTACTCTGCGTTGCAACTTCAGGCGCTGAAATGACCGCTTTTTGTGGCGCTGGTGCGGCAACTGCTGTTTCAGGAGGTAAGCCGTCAGCGTACTCAGCCTGATTGCTCTCTACAAGTCCTTTGGCTACCGATTTAGGGAGGGTGTGTGTTCCCCCCTCCCTTACCCCTTCAGGACCAGCCCAAACTGTATTGAGCGTGATTTTGCGCGTCATAATCCTTGCTCCTTTAGCTTGCGGCGAGAATACCAACGCCCTGGCAAGCAGCAACAAGAGCGTTGAAGGAAGCTACAAGAGCGGCGTATTCAGCCTGAGTAGGGTTAGCACCGGCAGCACCAGTTGCGTTAGCAATATGAGCAGCTTGCGTTCCAGATGCCGGTACAACAGCACCACCAGTACCGATCAGCAGCGTACCATTGATGGCCCAAACATCACCGCCTTGTCGCTGTTCATTTTTAGCATTATAACTAGACATAAAATAGCTCCTTAAAGAAGGGACGGCTTTTACACCGTCCCTGTTATTGAATTTTAGGTTTCAGAAGGAGACTGAAAGAAGTTAGTAGCAATAACCGAAGCATCCTGAACAGACGGTTTCTTCTTACCAGTATACTGAATTGCAACAACACCGAGAACAACAGCATTCTGAGCAGCAGGAGTAATGTTACACTGAATGAACTCTTTGCTAGGCTGATAAACATCTACTAGAATGCAAGATTGAGTAAGTGCCGCCATACCAGCGGTAATAGTCAGTGCGGTAGTAGCGGCAGGAATACGAGCCATGCCAACAGTAGAGTTAACACTATTTTCTTCACAGTACACATCTACAGTACCATTCTGAATAGTAGTGCCGAGACATGCTACAAACATAACTCCTTCATAATCAGCCATGTCGATGATTGCAGAAGTTCGTTTAGTAGTACCAGCGGCAAAATAGCCGAGCGCCTGAGTGACTTTTACAGTAGAACTAAGATTCATTTTATTTCTCCTTGTAAGCCCTCCGAAGAGGGCTTTAAGTTATCAACAGTTAGTTATTAAGCAGCCGACAGCTGAACCCTAGCAAAAGCTTCACCTAATACGGGCATTCCGTCCGTCTCCATGCGACCAATGAAACCAACCTGATTCGACAACGAAAACAGTTCGTTCAGACGCATGAACTGAAGTGCGAGACTATCAGCAATCCAGTAGTTAGAGAAGTCACCGATAATACCAACATAAGAACTTGCCGTAAAGGTATTAGGTGCAAACTCAGACATAAGCAACGGTCTACCAAGCAGCGTATCAGGAACGTCTGCTTTGTCGGACAGTTCAAAGATGTAGTAACCATCACCAGTTTTCAACGAAGCAATCTGCTTCAGTGCGTCACGATGGAAGATCCAACGAGAATTTTGAAGATACTGAGCCTTCAAAGCATATTTGGAAGCAATCAGACCATCGGAAGTGATGGTAGTAGTATTACCAGTAGCCATAGCAATATCACGCGCAGTAGAAATACCATCAGCAGAAGCAGTAAATACACCCAGCGGTTGCTGAACACCAGTACCTACCAGATAACCTTTTTCCATCGACACACCAAACTTGTATGCCATACGATCCATAACAATGCTTTCGGGATTCAAAGCAGCATTACGAAGCAGTTTATTGGAAACTTTCACCAATTTGGAAAGAGGGTGCGGCATCAGTTCACGCTTACCAAAAGCAAGCGAAGTGTCTTCAGCAACAGTCTTGACTTCAGCAGTCCAATCAGCATCCCCAACATCAGTATCAAGGCTAGGAACGCCGCAAGAAGCTGCACTATTCAGCGGGATGATTCTAGCAAGACCACGCATGAAAACCTGATTCTTAACAGCAGCAATCAGCTCTGCAATAAATTCCTGCGGAGCCAGCAGGAAACCACCCTGAGTATCAGTACCAGCAGTCAGAGCACGAACTTCTTCAGCGTTCAGATTAGTCTGACCTTCAGTAATCAGTTTGCGGAAAGCAGCCATACGCTTTTCTTCAGCAGGGTTTTCATTGCCGCGTTTTTCTTCTTTCTGAGCCAGTTTCAGACCGAGCATTTCTTTTTCAAGAGAAAGCTGACGTTCTTCAGTTGCAATATCTTCACCAATACGAGTCGCGTCACTGATAAAAGATTCATACTGAACCTTTTCTTCAGCATTCATGGAACGCTTTTCAGCAGCTGCTTTGTCGAGGATCACACGGCCATCTGCTACAGCCTTCCCCCTCATTTCTTTAAGTTCAGCAATTTTCTTCGACATAATAATTCTCCTGTTTGAATTGTGTAGTCTGAACCCTATGCTCAAACTTTATATTTACTACAAGTAAAACTCTAACAATCTAAGACGTTCAGTTTCATATTCAAGTTCAATGTTACGAGCTTCTTCAAGTTGTTCTTCAGCAGCCCTAGTTAATTCCGCTTCTTCAGCAACTCTAGCTTCTTCAGCAACGCGCTCAGTTTCAATTCTTTCAACTTCAGCTACTTCAGCAGCAACTCTTTCTTCTTCAACTTTCTCAGCACTACGTTTTTCAATTTCAACTTTTTCTCCAGTAATTATTTCAACCAAGGATCTTACAGCACAATCAGTATCAACATAAGCGGGATATGTTACAGCAGAAACATCAAATAGTTTGCCCACATTACTGATGGAGCGAATATACCAGCCTGGGTTATCGCTATCTTTAGTATAAGAATCGCCGCCAGCGGCTACGCTAAAGCCGAAAGAGCACTGCGAAATATCCCCGCGTGCAGAAGATACTTGAAGATCATTAGCGTAAGTAGTATTAGGCATATCATTTTCAAATCTAAGACCAACAGAATCTTCACTTAGTCTTAAAGTACCCGACTTATTACGACCTAAAATTAGATTTGGATCATGATTGATAAGCGCACGCACATCAGAAACTGGTATAGCAGCAGCAAAGCAATTAGGTAGAAGCTGCTCACGAAACATGCCTATTCTTTCGCCATCCTGCATAATCGGCATAGGTTCACTGAGGGTATTGTACTTAGCAGCGTAACCGCTAAGTACAGGCGCTTTAGCTAACGTACCACTAGCTCTTAGTTCAACTTTAAACTCAGTATCAAAAGTCCGTTTTTCAATAGCACCTTTCATATAATTACCCCTCTATGTTTACTGGCAAGTAGTTTGCCAACCCAACATCCGATATTTGTTGTAGATTACTTTCAATGACATTTTCATGATCGTTTTCATCTTCAAGTATAAGTTCCATCAATTTACGAGTAGTAAAATCTTTATATTGAACAGCTATATCTATTGCTTCCGTATAACCTTCAATCGCGCTAATTTCTTGTTTCTGGTCACACAGAAACATTCCAGTTACATCAGTAGCTATTTCAACAGCACCTACGTTTATGAGAGTAGGAACACCTTCAAGAAACAATATTCTGTCAAGCAACATTCCAGCGTGTTTCATTTCTTCTTTAGCTCTACCTAAAATATACTTAGCTAGTTTTTCATA